GATAGAGGTGAAGAAACTAATATGTTGATGGAGAATGCGATAAAGCATACAAAGGATGTATTTATAACATTCTTGCGGCTATATTTTAATAATCCAAAAAAATTATAAAAACAAATTACCGAGACAGATTAGTGACAATCACTTCACCGAGGCTGTTTTTTATGATTCGGAACCTGAAGAATTAAGGAAATTTCCAACGGTGATATTAAGTGCAACGTCAGGAAATATGATAACGAGTGGGTTAGGAGATATGTGTTCAGAAGTAACTGACCCGCGAACAGGTTCGATAATAGCATATCGTTATCAAGGTTTTTATGAATTTACTGTAACGATAGATATAGGTTGTAAGAATCCATTAGACCGAGAAGTATTTACCGATTTGATTACAAAAGCATTAAGGTTTTCATTAAGGAGGTATATACAAAATCAGGGAATTATCATAAAAGATGCAAGTTATGCAGGAGAAACAACGATAGATTATAACTCTGATAAGATATATATATCACAGGTAAGATTTAATACATGGTCAACATGGATAGAAGATGTAGATTTGCTCGACCCGAACGAGTTCAATATGAAATTACAATTTGGGTTAGAAGATATAGGCAAAAAGACATTTGAATCTACAACAGTAGAGAAAAATTCAAATCGTAATGGTGAGAACAAAATCACATATAGCGATAAAAAATAATTAAAATTGGAGGTATATCAGTATGCCATATAGAGTTCCTGGTGCGTATGCTCGATTCATAAAATCAGCAAGCGCAGTAAATAATGTTGGTGCTACACGTTGCTTAGGTTTAATTGGAACGGGCGCAAACTATTTTGAAGTTTATAATGAAGCAATTAAGAAAAGTGATTCACAAGCATATGATAAATTAAAGTATAACAATGTTTTTGAAATCATTTCTGTTACAGATAAAGCATTGAGTAATGGTGCAATTGTAAAAGGTTCTAAAGTCTTTACAGAAGGTAAGAATGAAGCCTATATGTTAAAAGACGGAAATAAAATTGCATGGAATACGATTCAAGCACCTGAATATAAAATTATTGCACAGCCAAATGAACGTAGTCTTCAACTAAAAGGAGAAATTACGTTAATTCCTGATGATGATAATGAATATCAGATTGTAGATGGTAGCTATACGCTTGAAATCACATACTTAGAAGATGCATTTGACCATGCAGATTCTGCTCATGTAAACTGTGGATGTTATCGTGTAACGGATAATGCTACAAAGAAAATTATGGGTGAATGGGGTGTTAGTGAAGAATATAACCGCGAAGCAATCCCTGGTATGAAAATTTTAATTAAAGATGTTTTCGTGCCTGATAAGGATGGTAATTCCATTACGCATGTTGGTGATAGTGTAACGATTAAAACGCAAGCACCAAAGACGGAAATTGAGCCACAAGTTGTATTCGATGAAACGATTACACAGTATAGTCAGAAACTTCGTGAATCTTTCCTTGCTTTAAATAAAGATAAGGTAGATGATGAATCAAAATACGAATATTTCATTATTACTGATTCAGATGAAGTTGTAGATGGTAGCTATGTATTCCAAGTTACAGACCCACTTACAAAAGAAGTCAAGATTTATCAGGAAGATGAAACTGGTGCAGAAATTACACCTGCTTTGTTTGAAGGTGCAGTTAATTCTGTCACAGAGTATTTAAATATCATCCCTGGTATTACATTTATGGTTCCAGATTTTGATAATACAGCAATCACAACAGGAGATTGCGTTCGTATCTTAACGAAGAAAGCTGTATTTGGTAAAGCTATTGCCGAAAACAATGTTTATTATGTATCTTATAAATACCGTAAGGCAGAAGAAGATTACGAACCAAAAGTTTTCTATTCTTATGATGATGTAGTTCAAGAATATGGTAACTATGATGTTACAGCTTCTTCTATTGTTACAAATTCATTAACACTTGGTGCAGAATTGGCGTTCCGTGCAGGTGTCACACCATTAGTTTGTGTACAGGCGAAGAATGATTCCGATTATGAAATGAATAAGGCAATTGACAAATTGCAAAAAGATGTTGCAGGTGTTGATAACGTTAATGCTATTGTTCCATTAACAACATCGGCAGTTGTTGGTGCTCATGCACAGACACATATTGACAATATGTCCTCAGAGAAAGGACGCCATGAACGTATGGTATATCTTTCCGCACATGCAGGACAGCCAATTAATAAAGCCGCAACAGCCGCAGATAAATCTTTGGGCATGAAACAGCAAGCAGAAGCATATAATGACGAACGTGTTGTATATGTAACTCCAGGTCGTGTGCAGTACGATGTCAAGAATATTCAGACAGGTCGTATTAATACTCGTGTATTGCCTGGTTGCTATCTTGCATTAGGTGTAGCAACGGTTGCATTTACGCATGATGTAGCAGAGCCATTAACACGTAAAAAGATTGCTTGTGGATTCAAGGGTTTGATGGATAGTTACTCAGAAACTGAAAAGAATGCACTTGCAGAAAGTGGATGTTGTGTTGTTCATGAAAAAGGAAATGGTATTGTTGTTCGTCATGGTATTACAACTTGCGATGATGAAGTTAATACAACAGAAATTACATTAATTCAGATTAAAGACTATGTAATTGCACAGGTTCGTAAGACTTGTGACGAATTATATGTAGGTATTAAAAACCTTCCTTCTGCAAAAGCAAATATTCAGTTCTCAATTAATAGTATTTTGAGCCAGTTTGTCAGTCAGGAAATCATTTTAGGCTATAGCGGTCCAACGGTTAAGGATTCGCCTGATGACCCACGCGAAGTTCTTGTCAATTTTGAAATCGAAGCAGTATATCCATTAAATTATATCACAATCAGCTTTGGATTCTCTTCTTCAGGTTCAAAATAATAAGGGATAATAAAGGATGGTAGGTGATTATATATGGCAAAAGTAACTGGTACATCTTCTGCGTTCACGTCAGATACTAACAAATGGCTAAATACGCAACGTGCCACAGGTATGCCAGAAATTCTTGATAATAGTGCGTCACTACCAATTACTAGTACGAACATCGAAGTATATTCTAATAATATGAGAATCGGTTTTGTACAGTCATTTACTCCTTCAGAACAACGTCAGATTACGAAAGTTCAGGAGTTAGGTACAGAAGGTGTTGTACAATCTGTACCAGGTAATACAAATGGTGGTCAGATTGCAATATCAAGATTTGCAATATTTAATGGAAGTTTGTATAATGCTTTAGGATTGACACCAACAGGTCAATTTTCTCAATATGCTTCACAGATTCCTGGTGATGCAAAAGTTTATAGTGCTTCTACGAATACATTAGGTAATCCTTTCAAGACATTGAAGGAACAACGTGTACCACTAGAATTACAGATAAAAACGAAAATGCCTGATGTAGGAAAAGCATATTACATCGAAACATATGTTGACTGCTGGTTAAGCAGTTATTCAAAAGCAATTGCAAGCGGTACGATTACAGTTACTGAATCTGCTACAATTCAGTATTCGGATGTTTATTCTAGTATGGCAAAGGAGTGACGTAGAGTATGGCATATGATGCAACAAGACACTTCAATAACTTTGGTCAGAATACTTCTACAAACACTCACCGTGCAACGCGAAATGATATAAGAACTGCTAACAATACAATGAAGCCTGTGTCTTCATTTGATAACTCGTTAGCAACAACATCTACAAATATTTTCGTTTATTCAAACGGTTGTATCGTAGGTATGATTCAAAGTTTTAATATAAGTGAGCAAAGACAGGTTAATAAATTACAGGCAATAGGTTGGGAAGGTGTTGTGCAAGCCGTCCCAGGAAACACGAATGGTGGAACCTTAAATGTTTCTCGTATTGCTCTTTATGAATCTTCTATTTGGAATGCTCTTGGTTTAACAACAAATGGTGTTCCATTCAATGAAGTTGGTTCAAAGGTTTATGATTCTACAGCAAGAGATAGTGCTACAGATTGGGATAGTTCCACAATGGTTCAGGAAGATAGCGCATCGTCAAGAAAGGTTAATACACGTTTAGTATTTAAAACGTTGAAAGACCAAAAAGTTCCACTTGAAATTCAGGTTAAGACACGTCGTAATGGTAGTGCTGATGAATATTATGTGGAAACTTATATTGACTGTTGGCTAGCATCTTATTCTAAATCATATACAGTTCAGAACATAACTGTTGCAGAGACAGCCCAGATTTCGTATGCAGATGTTTATTAATATACAGAAAAAAAATACCACTATGGTATTTTTTTTCTTATGTTTTATTTTATAAATAGAAAAATAAAAAAGGATGGATAAATATGAAAACAATTAAATGTGTACTTGATGTAGATTTTGA